ACGAGATGAGCGCTAGTCTCGTGGGCTCGGAGATGTGTATAAGAGACAGGCCGACCACGGTCGACGTGAACGGCACAACGTATCCGATCCAATCTGATTATCGCGCAATCCTCGATATCCTCGCAGCCCTGACAGACAGGGAACTGGATGAGCGGGATAAGGCGGAAGCGGCGCTGACCATCTTCTATCCAGGCTTCGAAGAAATGCCCGTCAGCGACTATCAGGAAGCTCTGAACCAGTGTTTCCGGTTTATAGACCGTGGGGAAGAACGCAAAGAAAAGAAGCGGGAACCCGTGCTGATGTCGTGGGAGCAGGACTTTGAGATGATTGTCGCGCCCATCAACAGAATTGCAGGCTGCGAAATCCGTGCATTGGAATATCTGCACTGGTATACGTTTTTATCCTATTATCAGGAAATTGGAGACTGCCTGTTTGCCCATGTGGTAAGTATCCGGGACAAGAAATCTCGCGGGAAGCCTCTTGACAAGCAGGAACGAGAGTTTTACAGGCGAAACCGTGAAATTATTGATTTGAAAACGAATTACACAGACGCAGAAAAGGATATTCTGGCAGCGTGGGGTGTCTCAAAATAAGGTGGTGAAAATATGGCAGATGGGAAAATTGTGGTCACCGTCGACGCGGACGCAAAAAAGGCGCAGAAGGAGCTTGATACGCTGTCTGCGAAAATCGACAAGATGGAAGCGAAGCTGAACGAGGACACCGGAACGCAGAGCGGGCTTAAAAAGGAGCTGGACGCTGCGCTTCAGTCCGCAAAGCAGACGGAAGACGCACTGAAATCGCTCCGCTCGGAGGCAGACCGGCTAAAAGGGATCACGTCCGGCAGCGCGACGGCCAATCCGGCGGACTACATAGACGCCTACTCCCGGCAGGCGGAGGTCGCCGCGCAGATCAAGGAGCAGGAAAAGATTCTTGCTGACCAGAACAAAGCGGCGGAGCGCCTTGGAAATCAGTACGCCAGTATCACCGATAAGGTGATAAAGCAGACAAAAGCGCTTGATGAGGCAAAGACAAAAGCCGGTGATCTGGTACAGCAGATCACAGACGCCAGCGGAGCCTCGGCCCGCATGGCCGAAGCGTCGGAGCGCGTCGAAAAAAGCATGAATAAATTCGGGAGAAGATTAAGCGGAGTGCTGAGGAGCGCGCTGGTCTTTACTGTCCTGTCCCGCGGCCTTTCCCAGCTGCGCAGCTGGCTTAGCGAGACGATCATGCAGAACGAGGCGGCCCGTGCATCTATCGCGCGACTGAAAGCAGCTCTTCTGACGCTTGCACAGCCGATCCTCGAAGTCGTGATCCCGGTTTTTGTGAAGCTGGTCAACATTCTGGCACAGGTCGTGACGGCAATCGCAAAGTTTTTCGGAATGCTTTCCGGGAAGAGTTGGGGCGCGCAGGTTTCGGCGGCGAAAGGCCTGAATGCCGAAAAAGAAGCCCTTGAAGGGGTGGGCGCTGCCGCAGAAGACGCAAGCAAAAGCATGGCCGGATTTGACGAGATCAACCAGATCACCAGCAATCAGGCGTCCGGCGGCGGAGGCGGAGCGGGAGGCGCTGCCGACTCGAGCGGGATCACGCCGGATTTCTCGAATCTGGATCTTGCCGAAGATAAGCTGAACGATATCCTCGGCATTGTCGGCGCGATCGCGGCCGGACTGCTCGCTTGGAAAATTGCAAGCATGTTTACAAACGATTTGAGCAAGATTGCCGGGATCGCTCTTGCAGCAGCTGGCGCGTTTGCACTTGTGTATTTCTGGCTAGACGCGTGGAAGAACGGAATTGATTTACAAAATTTCCTCGGAATGCTAGCGGGGCTTGCCGCTCTTGCTGCCGGACTTGCAATCGCATTTGGCCCGATAGCAGCAGGCATTGCGCTTGTTGTTGGCGGTCTTGCCATGCTTGTTGTCGGAATCAAGGATGTCATTGAAAATGGCTTCAATTTAGTAAATACGCTTACGATCATCGCAGGGCTGCTTGCCGCTGGTATCGGAATTTCGCTTCTGACGGGCAGCTGGATTCCACTCCTGATTGCGGGATTTGTTGCCGCTCTGGTTGCACTTGTTTCCTTTACCGGACATGGCGAAGAACTAATCGAAGGCCTGAAAAATATCATAGACGGATTCGGGAAATTCTTCAAGGGTGTGTTTACGGGAGACTTAAAGCTTGCAGCAGAAGGCGCGAAACAAATTTGGGAAGGGCTTAAGCAGACGTGGAATGCCATCATAAACTCCATCAAATATGCATGGGATATGTTCATAGCATGGTTACAATCAAAAAGCCCCATGCTCGCGGCGATTTTCCAGACATACGGAAACTTTATATCCGGCCTATTCAACAGTATAAAGCAGTGGCTAAGCGGAATCATCGAGTTTATCAGCGGCGTTTTTACCGGAGACTGGACAAAGGCGTGGGAAGGAGTAAAGGATATATTTAAGGGAATCTGGAATGGAATCATTACCGCTGTTGAATATGCGATAAACTTTATCATCAACGGTATAAACCTCCTAATCTCAGCGCTGAATACCATTCATTTCGAGGTCCCTGATTGGGTTCCTCTAATTGGCGGTAGTTCTTTCGGAATTAGCATTCCCCTAGTGAGCAACGTTGCGCTTCCTCGTCTCGCGCAGGGCGCAGTCATCCCACCGAACCGCAAATTTCTCGCAGTTCTCGGCGACCAGAAGAGCGGAACAAACATTGAAACGCCGCTGGCAACGATGGTGCAGGCATTTAAGCAGGCCATGAACGAGACTGGCGGCATGGGCGGAAGGCAGATCACGGTTGTTATGCAGCTCGACCACAGAGAACTTGGCCGCGCGGTGTATAACCTTAACAACGAGGAAACACAGCGCGTCGGCGTGAAGCTTGCGGGGGTGAAGGCATGACAAGCATTTTGAGCCTTGACGGAAAGGAGTATCCGAATCTGCATGTTGTGAGCCTAAAGCGTTCGTTTTCCGTCCTCGACGGCGACAACGCAGGCCGCGTCATGACTGGCGCGATGACCCGTGACATCATCGGAACGTACTACAATTACAGCATGGAGATCGATCCGGTATCCTCCGATCTCGCCGAATATGACGAATTTTATGAAGCGATTTCCGCCCCAGTAGACAGCCACGTCCTGACCGTCCCTTATGCACAGACTACGCTCACCTTTGACGCGTACGTCGCAAACGGCGAGGACGAGCTTGTATCCAAGTATGGCAGCCGAAATGATTGGCAGAACCTCGCGATCAATTTTGTCGCCATGAAGCCAAAGAGGACGCCAGTATGAGTGTGAAAGTTGTTTACGAGGACGTCGCAGTCGGCGCAGCTGACGCCGCGACTGTTGCGAGCAGAGACGCAAATGCATTTTCCAACATCCAAGATCTGCCGCACGGAACAAACCAGCTGTTAATCGAAACGAACGAGCTGAACCAGTGTATATTGGACGGATCCCGGAAGATCCGCACGGTGGAGACTGCGGCGTTCTGGTCGGCGGAGCAGAGCAAGGCGGACTGCACCTTCGATACAAACCCGACGATTACTATCACGCTGGACGGTGTATTCGCGTCCCCCGGCATCTTCTTCAACTTCGACGGCGGAGCAGGCGATTATTGCAGTGAGCTGACGCTAACGTGGTATAACGGTAATACGGTTGCGGCGACGCAGCAGTTCACGCCGGACGCGCAGAAATACTTCTGCGCAAAGCCGGTATCGGCTTATAGCAAGCTGGTAATTGAGATCACGAAGACAAGTTTGCCGTACCGGTACGCAAAGATTCGCCAGATCTTTTTTGGCATCGTTCGCGAGTTTGAACGGGCGGATCTGCGAAGCGTCAGTGTGACGGAGGGTATCAGCGTGATCTCGGACGACGTTGAGATCAACACACTTGATTTCACGATAGACGATTCTGATGATATCGAATTTATTTTCCAAGAGAAGCAGCCAGTAAGTGCCTATGACGGAAGCAATCTAATCGGCGTGTTTTACATCAAGAGTTCTTCCCGGTCGAGCGCACGCCTGTACGACGTTTCGTGCCATGATGCGCTCGGCGTCCTCGACGACGAGCCGTTTTCCGCTGCAATCTACAGCGGCAAGAATGCAAAGGATCTGATCACAAGCATTCTCGGCGGGCACTTTTTGCTCGATATGGACGAGAGCCTGCAGGCCGAGACCGTCACAGGCTATATTCCGGACTGCACCTCTCGCGAAGCCTTGCAGCAGATTGCGTTTGCGCTCTGTGCAACTGTAGATACGAGCGGCAGCCGTGGGATCTGCGTGCGTAAGTTGACTACGGATACGGCAACAGAGATCCCACTTGACCGGCTCTATACGGGCGGAAGTGTGGACACCTCCGCGATTGTGACAGAGGTGCGCATCACGGCGCACAGCTATTCCACGTCTGGAAGTGGCGAAAGCGTGACTGTTGACGGAAAGACCTACTACCACACGACATCAGTCACGGCAAAAACCAATCCTGACGTCACCACCAGCACAAAACCGAACGTCATTGAGGTCAAGGACGCGACGCTGGTAAACCCAAGCAACGTCGACACCGTGGCGCAGCACGTCTACGACTATTACATGCGCCGCCAGACGCACAGAGTGAAGATTGTTATGAAAGGCGAATCTCCGGGCGATTACGTCGAGACCACAACGCCGTGGGGGACGAAGATCACCGGAACGATTACCAGCATGGGTATCCGCCTCAGCGGCATTGCAGCGGCGGATTGCGAAATTGTAGGATCCTGAGAAAAGGAGGTACATCCTATGGTCCAGGGTGATGCCTATAACATCGATATTTCCATCACGAACAACGGAGAGGCGCTCGAGATCAACGATATCGAGACCGTCGAGGTCTCGCTTCTGTACCTGCAGAAGAAATACCCCGGCGAAGTCAAATACAAGGACGGGAAGTTCCGCTTCCCGCTGACGCAGCAGGAGACATTCAAGCTCCCGAAGACCTGCCAGATGCAGGTGCGTGTGAAATTTACCTCGGGGGACGTCATCGGCTCCCAGATCCAGCAGATCGACGTTCTGCACGCGCTGTCGAAGGTGGTGCTGTAATGGTTCCAGTGACGCCGGTCGCGTTTGAGCTGTCCGGAGATCGCGCGCTGCGCTTTGACACCGGCGGAGGCAGCGACGTCTCTTTCGGCTTCTCGGCCTCCATATCCGCCGGTGGCGCCAAACCTTACACCGGGGCATACGAGGTCACGCCAAAGATCTATGAGGCGGTCTCGCTGGAAACGAAGGACCGCTTCCTGAAAGACAACGTAACAGTCAAGAAGATCCCCCAGTATATCGTCTCGAACGATGCGGGGGGTGCAACACTCATTATGGGGGATGAATATTATGGCTAATCAATATGTAAACAAGGTTATCATTGGTACGGAGGTTAAACTTGACCTTACTCAGGATGATATTACTCCTGATAAGCTGGCTGAGGGTATTAAGGCCCATGACAAATCTGGCGCACCTATCGTTGGTACAAGCACAAAGGATGCTGATACCAGCGATGCAACTGCCGTTGCTGCAGAAATTCTGAAGGATAAGACAGCATATGTGGCAGGTTCCAAGTTGACTGGTACAATGCCCAACAATGGAGCAAAGCACCTGAAAATCACTAGCAAAGACACTCCTGTGCCTATTCCGATGGGTTTTCACGACGGTTCTGGTGATGCCGCTATTGACGCCGATGAGGCTGCAAAGCTGATTCCAGCCAACATTCGTGAGGGTATTACGGTGCTCGGTGTTGAAGGCACCATGTCTGGTTCCGAAGGTGTGAAGCCTCAGGCGAAGACAGTTACTCCGACATTTACACAGCAGGAAGTCACGCCTGACAGTCCGACGTACAATTATCTGTCTTCGGTCATTGTCGCCGCAATTCCTGTTACCTATACGGATAATGCTCAGGGAGGCCAGACACTGAAAGTAGGTGCTTAAACGTGGCAGTCAACAAGGTTGAAATCGACGGCGAAGTGAAGCTTGATCTTACACAGGACACTGTGACAGAGGATACGCTGCTACAGGGCGTAACTGCACATGATGCAGCCGGGAATCCAGTTGAAGGTAAGGTTTTAACTACACCTGTGCCAAAAACCTCTAATCTGCTAAAGGGCGACGGAAACGGAGGCGTCTCCGCCGCCACACCGGGAACGGACTACGTCGCGGAGAAGGAGCTGCCGACGCCACTCGATCCTGACGATACCGGCAAGTATTTGCGATGGTTTTCCAGTGGTTGGGTGTTATCAACTTTGGATACCAATGTAAAGGTTGTTGCTCTTTTTGAGAATGACGGGGATATCTATGCGAGCGATATCCCGAGTGACTTGCAGCAGTATGTATATTCGGGTACACCGATTATTGCACACCTTAACAGTGAGCCGTATCTCTTGACCAGTCTATCCAATGAATCAGCTACATTTACTCGTGTGGTAGGCAGGACTATTGAAACGATTACTGTTTCATCGGACGCTATGGGAGTGCGATCCACCGCAGAACTGCAAACAGTGTCGTCGAAATCCTTGATAGATGCACCTAATCAAGTCAACTTAGCAGACAATATCGAGTACTATTTGACTAACGTTGGAACCGTAACATTTGCGGTTCCGGCTGCCACTAAGTTTGAGTGCTGGCTGCGTATTACGACGGTGGCGAGCGGGACAGTCTCGATCACATTCCCGGCAACGGTAAAATACATCGGCGAAGCGCCAACCTTCGGCGCGGGCGAGACGTGGGAGCTGTCTGTCAAGGATGGCGTCGTTATCGCCATGAAGGAGACGGCATGAGCTGGATGGAAAAACGCAGACGCGCCCTGATGGCCGCCGCAGCGGCGCCGGCACTCGTGCTGGACCCGGTCTTCGCGAACAACGACTGGGCGACGATCATCGCCGCCTGCCAGAGAAAGCAGGTGCCTGAGACGTGGGCGGTCGGAGACCAGAAGGAGATGACCATCGGGCAGCCGTACATGATCGACATCATCGGCAAGGATCACGATACCTACGCCGACGGCTCCGGGACTGCGCCGCTCACGCTGCAGATGCATGACTGCTATACCATACCGGGCAAAATGCGTGATACCGGCAGCAACGCCGGCGGCTGGGAAAACACGTACATCCGGGACACGCTGATGGCTGAGATCCTGAACAAGTTCCCGGATGAGGTCAAAGCGGCCGTGCGCGAGGTGTCCAAGCTGACCGGTGCGGGAAAGGCCAGCACGAAGATCGTGACAACAGCGGACAAGCTGTTCATCCCGTCGGAGACGGAACTCTTCGGCAGAGTGAATATCGGCGCGCCGGGTGAAGGCACACAGTATCCGTATTACGGGACGTCTGCGAACCGGAAAAAATACCGCGGGACGACGGGCGTCGCGTGGTGGACGCGCACGCCGTCCGCAACGAGCACCACAACGTACGTCTACCTGTACGCCAGCGGCGCTCAGGCCGCGAGCATACCGACGGCCTCAAAATACGTGTCGGCAGCGTGGTGCTTCTGACGGCGGAAACGAGGACAGAAATGGGAAAAAGGCCGACTGGCCAGACGCGAAATGAAGAAAGGCTGAACGCACATGAGTACCATCATTGACACACTCGTCACCGACCGCACGCAGGCGGACGTGGATCGCGTCAAGGCACTGGCCGAGAAGGGCTTCGCCGCAATGGCGGCAGGCGAACAGGCGGAATGGCTGGCCGGGATGAAGGGCGCATACAATGCGAGCGAGTTAAACCGCGTTGGCACGGCTCTGAACTATTTGGCTGGGCGTCTCGCGCCGCTTTGCGGGAAGAATATCCAGTGGTCAGCGAAGACGGATTGGAGCATGACGGACGTTATAACAGCTCCACAGGCCGCTGTATACCGGAAGCAGATACAGGATGTGAGAGACGCACTGACGTACCCAGACGGAACGCCTGCCGTACCGGAGATCGACCGGATGACGTACACTGGGGCAAACGATATCGAGCGCATTTTGGCGCTGTGCGAAACGCTGATCGATAACATCATTAAGGCGTTTCGGTACACCGGCGCGGCGGAATGCGCCGCAGGAGGACTGATATGAAAGACAGACAACCGACACAGGTGCTGGCCAACGGCGCGATTCGATACGGCATTTATAATGCCGACGGAAGCCTGAACCATTACGAATACATGAAGCGCGAGGACGCGCCTACAATCGAAGGTACGCCGCTCAATAAGGCAAATCTTTTATCCGACGTGACGGAGAATAAGATATGGAACAACAAGGAGAAACCGGCTAATCCTACCGTCAACGATGCGCTGTACGAGTTATCTAAAGGCACGGCGCGTATCGGCGACATCTCCATGACTGCCCGCGGGGATCGCTCGGCTTCGTGGCTCCCCTGCGATGGACGAGCGATTTCAAACGACGAGTATCCTGATCTGTACAACGTCTTGCGGACGGACGTAGACGCGGGAGACTGGGACGAAATCGAAGTCACGGGCATGGTTGGCACGCACCCGTCGATCTCGTACGCGAATGGGCATTGGTTTATCGTAGCGAAAAGCGGGAACAACTACTCGTTGAAAGTCGCGACATCAGACAATCTGGAAACATTCACGGTTGCGAACATCAACAACGTTGGAACAACACAGACAACGGTCGTCGGATGCAGCAAAGTGCACTACTACGATGGTAAATATGTATTTGCCTATTACACGACAAGCGGATCGCACAGGGTTTGCGTTATCTATGCAACGTCCCCGAATGGGCCGTGGAAAGTTGCTGCAAATGAGTCCCTGAGCAGCTTGGGAAGCTACATAAGCTGGGAACCCGGAGAAGTGCTGTTCTATGGCGGAATCTACTATGTTATGCATCCGAGATACTCACATGTACAGCAGCAGAGGTACATATGGGCATCCGATTTAGGCGGAAACTGGGACTACGGATCCATAACGCAGGAGTACGTCGGTTCGTTCGTGCAAGATGCAGAATATGGGCCTATTTATGCCAGCAAAAATTCTGGCGGCATGCAGAAGTTTATGGGCCTCGGCAGCACGCCGACTGCACTTCCGGCCCATTTTGGATACCCGGGCCCCGGCCTTGCGGTAAGCGGGAGCAAAATCGTTGTTGTAGAGGGGAACCAAATATCCTATTCGCTCGACGGCGGACAAACAATCGCCGGGACAACGGCGCTTGGTGGTACATATACCAACTCCGTCCGAAACATGGCGGTTTACAATGGCGACCTTCTTGCCGTTACGCTTGAAAACTCCAATGGGCACTATATTGCCGTAATGAGTGCGCTGGATGCTGCGCCCGTGATTGCTGCGACCGAATACAATGTTGCTGGGCTTGCGATCGGTGGGACCGTGGTTGCCGGTATCGTCGACACATCATCAGATGAGCAAATTAAAATCCTGAGAAGGGATTTTTCCTACTCCGCAAAACGTATCCCCAACATCACCCCAGATGGCCGCAGTTATGCTTACATCAAAGCGCTGGAGGAATAAGCCATGCAGGACAGACACGGCACGAATGATCTTGCAAACGGCGCTGTGCGGTACGGCGTGTACGATGTGGACGGGAGCCTGCTGCGGTACGAGTGGATCCGTCCAGAGGATGAGCCGCTGGAAGCAGGTACTCCGCTGCTCAAAGCAAACCTTCTGACGGACGCCACCGCAGAGAAAGTATGGCCTGCGGGCGACGCGCCCGCCGACCCGAAGATCGACGAAGCGCTCGCCAAGCTTACCACGCCGCGCGCCCGCCCCGGCGACGTCGTAACGACTGCCCGATATCTCGATGAGACATGGCACGTCTGCGACGGCTCGACGTTTTCCCAGACTGATTACCCGGCGCTGTACGCCGTCCTCGGCAGCACGACGCTGCCGGATATCAGCTATTCAAGCGACACCACGACATACATCAAAATGGTGGACGATTAGCCCGCCGGAAAGAGAAAGGTACATAATCAATGGATGCTGGAACCATCACTGCGATCATCTGCGCCGTCCTCGGCTCGTCCGCGCTGACGGCGGTCGTCAACGCCGCTATCAGTGCAAGACAGAAAAAGCAGGACAAGTCCGATAATCAAAACACCCACCTTGCAGAGATCGACAAGAAGCTCGACCGGATGCAGCAACATCAGGCGGAGCAGTATTTGTCCATCCTGCGGCTGACAATCATGTCAGAGGAGATGCCAATGTCCGAGCGCCTGATCGCCGGGCAGAAGTATGTCAAGCTTGGCGGAAACGGCGATGTAAAAGCTTTCTTGCACCAGCTTGAAAAACAGTGCGAACACAATGGAGTTTAGTAAAAAGTGGCTGATTTGCAGCGCGCTTGTCGGCCTCGCACTCATCATCGCCTGCGCGGCAGGCGCAGACCTGACGGAGATCACGCTTGCGGTGCTGGCTGAAACGACGGCTTCCAGCGGCTTTTACCTCTGGAAAGCCAAAAATGAGAACCGCGCGAAGTACGCGCAGAAGTACATGGATAAATGGGCCGAGAAATACGGCCCGGAAGCGGCAGCACGCATCGCAGAGATCGTGCTGAAAGATTGAAAGGAGCATACATATGGAAAACATCAAGAAGCGGCTCGGCAATCTGCTGAGCGTCAAATCCATCGTCACGCTGGTGCTGACGGCGGTATTTGCGTACATGGCAGTCGCCGGGAAGATCTCGCAGGACTTTATGATGGTGTATACCGTCGTGATCGCGTTTTACTTTGGCACACAGAGCCAGAAAGCGCAGGACGCGATTGACAACGCCACGAGGGAGGATGCGCAGAAATGAGCATCAAGATCGGGCAGGCCAGTCTCGGCGAGACGGGCGGCCGCAACCAGCAGCCCGGCAACCAGAGCGGACGGGAGCTGAATATCTCCAACTGGTACAATGGGCGCTGGCTCGGCGTCCTGCGCTACAAGAGCCGCAAAAAGGCCGAGCGGGCCGCGCAGACGTGCGAGGCATCCATTAAAAACCGGAACATCGGTTACGACATGAGCGACCGGAACACGGCGTATGAGGCCGCCAGAGCCGTCGGGTGGGACGTGAGCAGAATCACAAAGCCCGTGGAGACGGACTGCTCCGGCCTCATGACGCTCTGCGCCGTGGCCGCAGGCTGCGCGTCGGTCGAAGCGCTCTACCGTCGGCAGGGCAACAGCTGCACCACCTACTGTATGCTGCACGATTGGCCCGCAACGGGAGACTTCGAGCTGCTGACAGGAAGCAAGTATCTGACGACGGACGCCAATCTCCTGCGCGGTGACGTGCTGGTAAGCGAGGGCCATACGGTCATGGCACTCGAAGATGGAAAGAACGGAGAGGGGGAAAAAGAAGTGGTCGAAAAGAGCAAGATCATCGTGGACGGTAAAGAAGTCGCCGTTGAGCGCATCCTGAAGAACGGCACGAATTACATCAAAGTGCGCGATCTGGCCGCTGCGCTGGATCTCAAAGTCGGCAACAAGGGCAATATCGCCGTGCTGACGCACAAGGAAAAGTAAGGAGGCGGGGCCTATGTCGCCGCAGGCACGCGGCAAACTTCCTCCGGAGCTTGGCCGTTTGACCCGTAAGGACATGGAAGCCGTGATCTATCAGGCCAATCTTGGCCGGGAAAATGAGAAGATCGCACAGCTCTATTTCGTGGACAAGCTCCCCCAAGTCGATGTCGCAACGGAGCTGTTTCTAGGCCGCGCCACGGTACAGCGCCGCCTGCCGGAGATCATGGCGCGGATGAAGGCTGCGTCCGGCAGTCTTCCAAACTGAGCGGAAATGATGCACAAGTGATACGCAGCTGAGGCACATCAAAACGCAAAAAAGCCCATACTGGACACATCAAAGGAGTGTTCGGTATGGGCTTTTCTTATTTCAATCCAAATCCAGCCGGGCAGAAGGTCGGAGACTGCACCGTCCGGGCTATCGCAAAGGCGACCGGGAAGAGCTGGGACGAGGTGTATATCGGCCTGTGCCTGCAGGGGCTCATCATGGGCGATCTGCCGAGTGCAAACAGTGTATGGGGTGCGTACCTCCGGCAGCATGGTTTTACCCGGAACGTGATACCGGACACCTGCCCGGATTGCTACACGGTCGGCAGGTTTGCCGATGAGCACCCGCGCGGTACGTATATTCTAGCTCTCTCTGGGCATGTAGTGTGCGTGCAGGATGGGACGATCTATGACAGCTGGAATAGCGAGAACGAAATCCCGCTTTATTACTGGGTAAAAGAAACGGAGGAATGAACATGGCATATCCATATTTCAATCCCTATTATCCGCAGCCGATGCCGGATAACCTCATGCAGATGCGGCAGATGCAGCAGCCACAGATGCAGCCTATGGCGCAGCCGGTGCAACAGAACCCCATCGCGCAAGGCGGCGTACAGTGGGTAAGCGGCGAGCAGGAGGCAAGAGGCTATCTCATCGCGCCCAACTCTGCCGTAGCACTGTGGGATTCCACCGTCCCCACCGTTTACCTAAAGCAGGCAGACGCAAGCGGGAAACCGACGCTCAAGATTTATGACCTCGTAGAACGCACAGAAACGGCCCCTAACGCGCCACAAAAGCCGGGCGTGGAATTTGTCACCCGCGAGGAGTTCGACCGTCTAGCGGCGCTTGTTGGCGAAATAAAGGGTAAGAAGAAACGCAAGGTAGAGGAGGACGAGGACGATGACTAATCCGTTCATGGCCGCGCTTGGCGGCGGGCAGATGCCTATGGGCAATTTTGCACAGATGGTGCAGCAGTTCAACCAGTTCAAAGCAAATTTCAAGGGCGACCCCAAAGCCGAGGTCGAAAAGCTCTTGCAGAGTGGTAGGCTAAACCAGCAGCAGCTCAATCAGCTACAGAAGATGGCGAAGCAGTTTCAAAGCCTGATGCAGTAATCATCAACATAAATCAACATCGTGGCCACGATTTGATGAATAAAAATTTTTCAAAGGAGTGATACTATGTCTCTTTCTGACGGCGGCGTTCAGGCCACTATGCCTGTTGCGCCAACCGGCATGATGAACAGCGGCTTTGGCGGCTTCGGCGGCGATGGCGCGTGGTGGATCATCATTCTTTTCCTGTTTGTTTTCTGCGGATGGGGAAACAACGGCTGGGGAAACAACGGCAACAGCGGTGCTGCTGACAATTACGTCCTTGCAAGCGATTTTGCCACTCTTCAGCGCCAGATCGACAGCGCAGCATCGACGATCGAACGTAAAGGCGACATTACGCAGCAGGGCATCTGCGATGGCTTCTACGCCATGAACACTACGCTGCTGAACGGCTTTGCGGGCGCCAATCAGAACATGAACAGCGGTTTCCAGAATGCCGAGCTTTCCCGCTGCAACCAGCAGGCAGCTCTCATGCAGCAGCTCAACGCCATGCAAATGCAGGCCGCAGATTGCTGCTGCGAAAACCGTGCAGCTATCGCCCAGGTGCGCTACGACATGGCGACGCAGGCGTGCGACACGCGCAACACCGTGCAGAACGCCACGCGCGACATCATTGACGCGAACAACCAGAACAGCCGCGCCATCCTCGACTTCCTGACGCAAAGCAAGCTGTCCGACCTCCAGACCGAGAATCAGAATCTGAAGCTGGCGGCATCTCAGGCCGCGCAGAACAACTATCTGATCTCGCAGCTGCGTCCGTGCCCTTCGCCTGCCTACATTACTTGTAACCCGTGGGCGGGCAGCGGTTACGGCGGCTGTGGCTGCAATCAGGGTTGTGGCTGCTGACAACTGCATAGCATAGCTTTTTCGTGACCTCACGAAAATGATCGGCCCCGTGCCGATACTAACAACAACGCGGCGGGGCTATTGCCTCGCCGCTGTATTTTAACATGGTTGATTTCGACCACTTTAGAAAGGACTGATTATTTTGGCAGAATACACAAACGCGAATATTGTGAGCGTATCCGCAGGCCAGAACGTTCCCTTGACCGAAACGGCGGTCAATAGCAAGCCGTGTATCGTGCATCGCCAGGGCGCAGGCATTGTCACGCTGCGCGGTCTCACTAATCAAAATCGCGCCCTGTTTAGGATCTCCTTTGGCGGCAACATCGCTATTCCCACCGGAGGCACGGTCGAGGCCATCACGGCGGCGCTTGCCATCAACGGAGAGCCGCTGACCAGTGCAACAGCTACCGTCACGCCTGCTGCGGTAGAAAACTATTTTAACATTTATGTTTCCGCACAGGTCTGCGTCCCGAAAGGCTGCTGCCTGACGGTCGCAATGGAAAACACCAGCACTCAGGCCGTCAACTTCGCCAACTCGAACCTGACGGTTGAGAGAATCGCGTGAAAGGAGAATGGACATGAGTAATAAAGCAATGTATGATCTTCGTGAAATGCTCTGCAAAGAGCTTGGCGAAATCGCCGACAAGCGCGAAATGTCTGCGGGCGATTTGGATGCGATCCAGAAGCTGACCAGTTCCATCAAGAATACCTACAAGATCGAGATGGCTGAAGACGGCGGCTATTCCCGAGATGGCGAGTGGGAGGCTGATATGCGCGGCACATATGGACGCGGAAGTTCATACCGTGGGCGGCGCCGCGACGCAATGGGCCGCTACAGCCGCACAGAAGCCCGCGAGCATATGCATGCGCAGCTGGAGGATATGATGCGCGACGCGGACGACGACAAGACCCGCGAAGCGATCCTCCGCTGCATAGATCAGATCGAGCGGGCATAAGGGGGATATGATATGCTGGATAAAGCCGAGATCCGCAAGGAGATAGCGCGGCTGGAATATGAGGAATCCAGCTATCCCAATTATGCCAAACTGGCAGATCTTTACGTGATACGCGACAAGATGCAGGAGGACGAACAGGGAAGCCGGAGTTCGCGCGTACACGCTTATTCCGGAGCCCATGCGCCTGCAGTGCAGGCGGCAGTTCCGCAGGCAGCGGCCACGCAGATGGTAGGCAGCTACGGAGACAGTGACTTCCTGCGCGCCATCGCAGAAAAAGACCCGTCCAAAGTCTGGCCGATCGTGGACGAGCTGATGGATACGGTATTGCTTGTCAAGCGAAGCGTGTATGATTCCGTTATGCGGAAGATATCCGATACAAGATAAAACCGGTTACACTCTTATTACACTCAAAAGCAAGAAAAACCGTTGAAATTACTGCGTTTTTTATTGAATGGGGTTCAAGAGGCCGCTGGTTCGAATCCAGTCACTCGGACCAATGTAAAACGGGAAAAGCCCTGAAACCGCAAAGGTTTCAGGGCTTTTTCTTTTCTCCTCCGTAAATGGAAAATCACGCCAGATTTCGAGAAATCACGTTGGGTTACACTCCCGGTTACACTCCACTTTTTATCCTAGATCGCGTTTATGATTTTCTTCAAGTCTTCCAGATTCACGTCTTGGTAGTACCGGAGCATCTCAGGGCTTGCGTGGCCGATCAATTTCATTTTATCCTTGTCAGGCGCAACAACTTTTTTCATCAATGTCGCGAATGTGTGCCTGCATGTATGCGGCGAATATTTGTGGATTCCGTTTACCATTGGGTTTTCAATGCCGACGGCTTCTAGTGTGGGGTAGAAAACAGCGTCCCGGAATCTATCATAGGAAAATTGGTTGCCTTTTTCATCGCAGAACAACGCGCCGGACGCTTTTCCGTCGTAAAGACGATCAATAATGTGCTGGATCTTCGGGCTGATTGGAACAACACGATTTTTTCCAGCCTCCGTTTTCGCACCACCGGTCAGCGTTTTTTTATTCGCATCGTAGTTGTCAACGCTCAGGGCCAGAAGTTCTGATGGTCTGAAGCCGAGATAGCACATTGCGTATATATAATCCGCGTACGGAATCACGCCGACCGCAGCATGTATCTTCTCGATCTGCTCTTGTGTGAAGCTTTCCCGCGCCGCTCCGAACTCTCCGCTGACAATCAGATATTGCCCTAAATTCAGTTCTGAGTAGCCGCGTGGAACTGCGTACTTGTACATAAGCCCTGCTAACGCTTTCATGTTTTCTTTTGTTCTTCTTCCTCTCGGGCATTCGTCCATGCATTCCTGCAAATCATCTATTTCTATATCTTCCAGTTTCCAGAACTCAACTTGATAAAAGTATTTTTCGGCTGATTTGTAGCAATCAATTGTGGATTTCCCGGCTCTGTGAGTAGGGAGCCACATTTCGTAGAGTTCGCGCCATGTAATTGCCTTTTCACGCTTCTTTTGTCCGGCCAACATCGGCAGATAGTCAAGCGCTTCTTTTTTTGTGCGGAATCCGCATTTCCGAGCGACAACGCGCTTTACAGATCCGTTTTCTTCTCGGTATCCCTTTGTTATTTCCGCTACCCATTTATCGTTGCGCCGGTATACCGAGCCCGTGCCGTTCCCTCGTTTTGTGGCCTTTTTTGTTTGCTGTTTTTTTCCGCACCAGCAACAGTATGGCGCGCCGTCTGGGATTTCTTTTTTACACTTGATGCACTCCATGTTTCCCTCCACGTTCTTTGCGGATTGCATAGAAAGTAATTGCCGAAGCAAGCGCTGAACCTACGATCAGGGCAATGCAAACCCATGCAGATACGGACAGATCTCCATCGCGAATGAGGCCTGCGTTCCGAATCTGCGCATCCGCCACAAGGCAAGCAACCAGGGAAAAGGAGAGCAGCATACAAAACAGGGAGAGGACGTAACACATTGTATGTGTAGACTTTATCTGTGCGCTTTGCGCGGCCACTGTTGCCTCCAGCTTGGCGTTTTCAATTTCGACATGATGAATCTGCTCGTTCAGTTCTTCCGGGCTTTCTGCAGGCTGGACAAGCCCGAACAGCTTATCAAGCGACAGCCCGAGAACGCGGCACAGCGCGGCAGAATTGTAAAGTTTCGGGTCTTGCTGTATTCCTGCACAGAGTTTCGTCACAGCCGATCTGGAAACGCCGGATTCCTCGACAAGTCTGTCGATGGTGTAATGCTGATCATCCTTTGCTTGCTTTATGATCCCTTGATACGCAGAAATATATGGGGCAAGCTCCTGAATTGCCGACATGATATACCTCCATTTTCGCATATATTTCACTGATTCTTCCGCCACGGGTATGATTTTACCAATTTGGGGGTGGACATTTCTGCCGCTTTTGCTATGCTGGTTACAGGCGCGTGAGAAAGCCCCACCGCCGGTGGAGCGACGGTGGGGCGATCTTAAACATTCCATTATACAAAATAGTCTGTCCCATAATTGCCGCTTACGAGGGTTACCGGACGAAGAAAATGCAAGGTGTTATTTGTAGAAGATTCCAAATTGAAATTATTGAACGAACATTCTAAAATATGGAGGTACACCAAATGCAGAGCATCAATATTCGCTTTGAAAACGGGAAATTAAACATAATCGTAGACGGGGCGCTTTTCAAGGACGTTCACAGTCTGAGCCTAGACTACATTAAGGGAGCGCCCATGCTCTTTGCTTGCGTCTCAGATGTAGGCGAGACACGGGAGCAGTGGCAGAACTCTAAGTTTATGAGTTAGACGTAATAAGGATTCGGCTTCAGCAAGATTGCGATAGTATCAATGACCCATCCAATCCCGCACAACCCAAGTGTAAAGAGATACAGGATTCCTGTTCCAACTTTGCCCTCATAGAATTTATGTGCACCGATCATACCGAAGAAAAGGCAAAGGAAGAATGAAACCCATTTGTTCTTCGGACGACCATACCCGCGGATAGTATTCACGTTCGCATTTGTGTTCGTGTTATTGATTACGACGTTCGGCTGCGCGGACTTTAATTCTTCAACTTGCTTTCCACATTTCGGGCAAATCACGCAGTCCTTGTCGATGATCGCACCACAAAATTTGCAAAACTTTTGATTTTCGGTTGGAACGGGTCTTTCTACAGTGTCCATCTTATTTTCCTCTTTTCTATTTTTGGGTGTAAACATTGCGCTATAATATTATTTAGGGTGGCAGCCTCCACAAGGTGAATACCCAGAATTCTGCGCATCTTCTATGCTATCGAACCAGATTTCGTTCTCTGGGAGGATTTCTTTTGCAAAGCGGCAACTAGGATTATGGTATTTATCCGAGTCAACACTTCCAACGTATACACCGGATGATTTCTGTGACGTTGTTTCTGGAACTGGTTCAGCGTCCTGGGAAGCAATAGCTTCCGAAACAGGCTGTTCGGTTGGTTCGGATGCTTCGATCGGAGCAGCTGGCGCGGCGGGGTCGATATCGGAAGCAGTGGAATCACCGAAAGACGTTTGCGCGGTTTTATCTGAGATGGGAACCTCGGGCTGTTCCTGAAGAATCGGTTCTGCGGGCTCCGGCGCTTCTGGAGAAGAGCCAACCTTTGCGTCAGGAACGGCGATTGTTTCTGGTTCCCTCTCTTTATCTGGTTCTCTCTTCGCGGTTTTTGCCGTGCATCCAGTCAGAAGAAGCACAGCGAGAAAAAGCGCAAGCATTCTTTTCATTGTAAAAATCCCTCATAGTCAAAATTTGATTTGATACTACGATTTTACCAACAGAGTTTGACAGCCTCAAGAACAAATCTACACAAAAAGAAACGATAAAATTTGGAGGTTAAGAAAAGGACGGCGGAAGTGGAGACAGGAGATTATAATGGATGAAAAGGAAATCGCAACGATTAAAGAATTGACAGAAACACTTATGAGACTTACACCAGAGAAACTCAACCTTTTTCTATCTGCTGCGCAAGAGTTAATAACGCAGACGCAAGTTCAGGACGATCTAGGCAAATATTTATGATCTTCTGAATTGATTCCGGCAAATCACAGACACGCGCTTCGCCATCGGCGGGGCGCTCTTTTTTTATGCCCGCAGACGGGTCATCGGTTTCGCCAGTCAAGTAGGATACTGGCACATCAAGCGCGTTAGCAACCGCGGCGAGTCGTTCATAGCTCGGAACAGACTTATCCCATCTGCCGATGACACCATTACCAAATCCAAGCTGTTTTTCCAGTTTGGATATAGAAGTTTTCTTTTCTTTGCATAGCGCTTTGATTTTATCGAGCATGTACGGCACCTTAAAAAAATTAGACTAAACGCGAAAATAGTTCTTGACTTTTAGGGCAAACTCTAATATACTTAGAGACGTGAAGGGTACAAAAAACCAAGCCCCTCACCAAGACGGACTTTCAGAAGATATTTAATTGCCTTGACACGCTTATATTAGACTATCTTCTATTCTCTGTCAAGTAGTATTCGAACAGATTGGAGGGATTTTTTTGATTTATGAGAATGTCAAGCGCCTCTGCGAGAAGCACAAGACGAACATCGCGACCGTAGAAAAGGCGTGCGGCATTGCCAACGGCACAATCGGAAAGTGGGCAGGCAAGGACGCTGCCCCGCGCATCGACACTGTAAAAGCGATTGCCGACTATTTCGGCGTATCGGTCGATTCACTGCTGCAGAAGCCTGGGAAAAGGAGGGGCTCGAAGTGCCATTGACAATCAATGATATCCGGGCAATGTCAAAGCCCACAATCCTCGCAAGCGAAGCGGCACAGGTGCTCGGCTGCGATCCGCAGTGGATCCGCCTAATGGCGCGGGAACGGCCTGAAAAGCTGGGCTTCCCGGTATGCTGCACAAGCAAGCACAGAGTGAAGATACCGAGAGAACCATTCATTAAATTTGTTGGAGGAGAGATATGAGAGAGGAAACCACCGAAGAACGTCAGGAACGGCTGTGGGACGAGCTGCAGTACCGCAAAACAATGCTGCGCGTGATCAAGAGCATGTGCATGTGGGTCGGCGGAGCGGCGCTGATGCTGTCCATGCTGGCCTGCGGGGCGGGCATGACAAACGAAGCAGTCGTGACCGGTGCGATCGCGCTCGGCTGCACGACGTTTGGGGTTCTGTGATGGATGAGATCAGCAAAGCGGCGCTGACTATGACGCCCTGTGAGATCTGTGCAATTCTAGACGAGAAGCGCTGTTACCGCCCGACTGAGGACGCTTATGGCTGCGGAATTTATGCCGAGATCATCTGCGCACAGTGGGACGCGACCTGCAAGCTCATTCGCGAGCGCACAGGTAAAAAGAAATGACCCCTGCCGCGTTGCAGCGCGACAGAGGCCGAAATGAAAGGACATTATGTCGGCTTCTATTATAAGCCAGAAAGGAACCTATGTCAAGTTTAACGGATTCCCGCGTCCGGCACGGCGCGAAAGCCTGTGTAGACGCAGTTCGGGCCGACTACCCGAAGTTTAACAAGTGTCTGCTCAGTCAATGCGAGGCACCGGAGAAATACGGTGTGCAGCTTGTCCCCGACGCTGCGGCGGCGATCAAGGCGCTGGACGCGCCGAAGAACCGCGCCGACCGGCGGAAGAAGACAAACCGGTATTACTTCCGCTTGACGGACGATCAGGCTAGGAAGCTGGACATGCTTCTGGAAAAGCTGGGATATGCCTCGGTTCAGAGCTTCTGCGAAGCGCTGATCCGCCAGGAGGTGAGCCGGAATGGCGTATGACGGTGAAAACTTGTACTTGAGCATTCCGGAGCCGGAGTACGAGCCGGACGAGCCGGAGGACGAAGATCGTTATTTGTTCCCGCCGCTGTGGCTGGTGGGAAAGATGGAACAGGAGGAAGGATAAAATGGCAATCAAGAAACCAGCTGAACTGGATTTCAGCAACAAGAAATTTATGTGCATCATTTCCGGACAGCCCGGCCTCGGCAAGACTACGCTGGCGCTTTCCGCACCGAAGCCGTTTCTGTTCGACACGGACAACGGAATCGCCCGCGTCCGCCCGGAGCAGCGCAGTGTGACGTCTGTGGTGGAATCCTACGAGGAAATGCTCGGCGATATGGATTCCGACGAATACAAGGCGGCTGAATCCGTTGTGATCGACACCGGCGGTATGCTGGTACAGCTGATGAAGGACTGGGCGAAGAAGCAGGACAGCAAAGCTGCAAAGGATGGTCGTGCAATGTATGGCGTGATCAAATCCGAGTTCGACCGGCTTTGCTACCAGATTCGAGCAAAGGATCGGAAGCACCTGATCGTGGTGTTCCACACGACGGAGCAGCAGAAGGGCGATACCATCCAGACACGCCTGTCCTGTGAGGGCGGCGCAAAGGATATCGTTTGGACGCCTGCCGATTTTGGCGGATACATGTTCATGATGGGCAATAAGCGCATGATCGGCTTCACACCGACGGACGAATACTTCGCAAAGGGCTGCTTCGGTGTACGCGGTGTGATGCAGCTGCCGGAACTCAAGCCCGGCCAGAAGTCCACATTTTTGACGGATTTGTTCCGCAAAGCGCAAGAGGACATCAACGCACAGGCCGAGATCTATAGCGGCGAGAAAACCGCATATGACGTGGCGATGCAGGAAGGCCGCGCGTTCATTGCGCTTGTCGGAGATCCCGACACGGCGTTAAAGGCGCGGGAAGGGCTGGCAAAGATCCATCACGCTCTGACTAGCGCCGCCGAGCTTGGCGCAGAGTTCAAGCGAAAGTGCAAAGAACTCGGCCTGAAATACGATAAGGAGATAAACGCCTATGTACTGGCTGACACAAAGCCTGCTGAGCAGCTGGCAGCACTTTCTTGATGCAGATGATGCGTATGCGGACACGGCGCTGATTTCCTTTCTCTCCACGCTTCGGCGTGAAGAGATGGAGACGACCCCAGCTATGCAGGCGGGCATTGATTTCGAAGCGGCGATTAACAGCACGGTTGCGGGCGTACCAGTTGATCCAGTCGGTGAGAAATATGACCGGGCTGTAGCAAAGTTTTCCCGCATCTGCTCGGGCGGTCAGCCACAAGTGCCGGTTGCCGGGCGGCTGCATGTATCGGGCTTGGATTTCCAGTTATACGGCGTATGCGATTATGTAAAGGCTGGTGTGATCTACGATATCAAGCGCGTACAACGGTACGAATACGGCAAGTATCTGCACAGCCCGCAGCATCCGATGTATCTGCATCTGCTACCTGGTGCGTCAAAATTTACATACCTGATCTTCGACGGCGCGAACACTTACGCGGAGACGTACCGGCGCGGCGATTTCGAGCCTATCGAAGATACGATCCCCCGCTTTATCAACTGGCTTTTGGCAAATGGATATATCAACGATTATTTTACCCATTGGGAAATGAACACTGAAAGGATGGAAAAGGTAGATGGGATTCAAAGCTGTTAAAAACGACGGCGGCCTGATGAAGGCTGGCGATTATGAGTGCTATTTGAAATCGTGCGGCTACAGCGTAACGAAGAACGGAAATGAGTGCATCAAGTTTGATTTCGTCGTCCGTGAGGACGTTGAACAGGAGTACCAGAAAAAGCACATCTTCAAGAACTTCTGGCCCGACCGCGATACCGGCGAGTATGACGCAGACAAGATCGGCAAATATGCAAACGCGCTTGGCATTGAGCCGGGCACCGATTTTGAACTTGACGATCTGATAGGCCGCAACTGCATTTTGCACATGGAGCCGTTTGAGGGCAATGACGGTGTGACGCGCGACTGTATCCGGTATCTCAAGCCCAGCAAGGCAGAATCTTTTGTGACAGCTGCACCTTCCAGCTCGGAGGATTTCAAACAGCTTGACGAAAGCGACGACGAACCGCCGTTCTGAGGGCTGACGGATGGGAGAGAAAAAGGAATACGTCAAGCTGTGGCTGAGTTACAGGAGCTATTTCGAGGCGTACAGTGCCGCTGAGGTGGGGCGCTTGGTGCTGGCCGCGATGGATTATCGCGAGTCGGGAGCAGAGCCAGAGTTCAGCGGGAGTGAGCGTTTCATTTGGCCTGCGATTCGACGGGACATTGACGAATCCGTAGCGGCTCAAAAAGCCATCTCCGCGTCCAGAAGCGAGGCAGGAAAGCAGGGCGGGCGTCCTGAATCAGAAAAAGCAAATGCTTCCACGGAAAGCAACGAAAAGCAAAAAAAGCAAATGCTTTCCGGGGAAAGCAAAAAAAGCTATGGACAAAGGAAAAGGACAAAGGAAAAGGACATGGACAGTATTCTTTCCCCCCTCCCCCCCACACTGCGCGAATCCGTTGAGAAATGGGTGGCATACAAGGGAGAACGACGGGAGGAGTATAAGCCTGTCGGCCTGCAAAGCCTTGTTACGCAGATCACGAAAGCCGCAGAGGAATACGGTGAGGAAGCCATGGCCGACGTAATTAGCCGATCTATGGCCGCAAATTACAAGGGGATCGTGTTTGACTGGCTGAAAGAGGCCAGCACACGCCCTGCGTCGCTTGGCCGCGCTGCAAAGCCCGGCTACGGCGTGCAGGGGCATCATGACCCGCTGAATCCGCTGGAAGAGGCTGCTGTCAACCGGCTGTTCGAGAAACCGCCGAAGGGCGCGGAGAAAATGCGGCACGGCGTGCAGAACCACGGAGACGATCTGACGGCGTTCCAGATGGCAGCGGTCGAACGGATGCTTGCGGAAAACGAGGAGGATAAGACATGAAAATGCTGAAAAAACTGGCAGGGGCACTGGCAGCACGCTATGTCTGCCAGACCTGCGAGAAGGAAAAAGAACGAAGGGCCGTGGCTCATAATGCTACGAAATGTCTGGAACGCAACAGCCTTTTGGCCGAAAGCAATCAGGCCGCGTCCATCGAGATCCACCGCCTCGAAAAAGCGCTGGCGAAAGCAGAGCTGGAGCGCGACGTTGCACGGGAAATGCTGCTCAAGAGAAGCACGCCGGACACCCGGCCGGGGGGCGCTGGTATGAGGTTTGTGTGCGACGCCTGCCAGGATATCACGAGCATTGGGGAGGGATGAGGCGAAATGATGGGCAACGGCATATATAAGCTAATCGTCAGCGGGATAGACGGGAACGGCTTTCAGTACATATCTGGTATGCTTGAGCCGGAACGGCTGGATTCTAACGGATTCCGTATCGGAAAAGCGTTCAGCATAGATATTTACCACGGAAAAAATGAATCGAGTCTCTGGACGTTCCAGTGGATCGGCGGGGCGCCGCACAACTGGACGCACATAAAAACATTCCGGGACGAGATCATAGGAGAGAACGAAGTACCCGCACTGCTCAAAAAATATAACCTGATTTCGGAGGACACGCCATGAAAGACGAGAAAATCGTGCAGGCGCTGCGGTGCACGTCTACACCGGGCGGACCGACCGAAGACTGCGAAAAATGCCCATACTGGAAGACCGAGCAGCTGACAGCCGAGCAAAAAGAGAAGCTGGGAGTGGATACATGGACAAGCTGCGACGTTGACAAGGTTGGAATGGACGCAGCTGATCTCATCGAGCGCCTGACCGCCGAGAACGCGGCGCTGCGGGAGAAGGTGCCGCAGTGGATCAGTGTGGAGGAGAAGCTGCCGGAACCGCCGAAGGAGGTGGAGTGATGCGTATGGAGCGGATTTGGGCGATGCCCAACAAATGGACGTTTGCCATCAAGCCCATTGCCAGGCTGCTGCGGGAGGAGATAGGCGAGGGCGTTTGGGTTGACCCGTTCGCGGGGGTGAAATCACCGGCCACGATTACCAACGACCTGAATCCGGAGCGGCCCACGGATTACCACATGGACGCGCTGGCGTTCCTGAAAACCTTTGCAGATAACTCTGTGGACGGTGTGCTGTATGACCCGCCGTATTCTCAGCGACAGGTGAAAGAGTGCTACGACGGCATACAGGGGGGCTTGAAATGGGACGGGCGAACGACCTTTTGGAGCGAGACAAAGAACGAGGCGGCTCGTATCCTGAGACCGGGAGGAAAGGTCATCTGCTTTGGCTGGAGCTCTATGGGGTTGGGGAAAAAGCGTGGGTTTACCATGCAGCGCATTTTGCTGGTGCCTCATGGCGGGACCCGAAATGACACGATTTGCACGGTTGAGGTGAAGGAGGTGGAGAAATGATGGGAAATGTTAATTGCCTGCGTTGCCGCTTTAGGCATGAGGACAACGGGAACTGTACTGCGGTCGGCGGGTTCTGCACGGCTGTCACGGCGGCGCACTGCCCACTGCTGCGGGAATATTTAGACACGTGGCTGACGCCGGAGGAAATCAAGGCTCCATTTACGGAGGACGCGATGATAAATCTGGCAGCGCAGGCGCTGGGCGTGGATATTGGCCGCCTCAACGAGCTTGCCGAGGCCGACAAGGACGGGCGCGTGGTCGTGCTGCCGTGCAAGGTGGGCGATACGGTATTTGCGCGTCTGGACACCAAAAGTAAATACGTGTGTGAGTGCAAGGTAAAGCAGATCGTCGTGGGCAATATTGGGTTTGTTACTTTTGCACCAATAGGAGCCCCGGAACGAGAATACGACGTATCGTTGAGAGGTTTCGGCAAGACCGTATTTTTAAGCCGCGAAGAAGCCGAGAAGGCTTTGCAGGAAATGGAGGGCAAGAAGGATGGCAACGAAACGAATATGTGACCGCTGCGGGGCGGAGATAAACCCCACAAGCTCTGCGACGTATGTAAACGTACGAAGCGCGTTCCATGAAGAATCACCTGATATTGAGCTTTGCTGCTCCTGCGCGATGCAAATCAAAGAATGGCTTAAGTCGCGTGTAGAGGAGGGCAAGAAGGATGGCTAAGTACATAACCAAAGCGCAGTTGAGACAACTCTATCAGGCTCAGCTCTTCGATAACGACGAATATCTGAGACTTTTAAAAGAGTTTGCAGGGATAGAATCCCGACCGACTACGGAGTACAACCACTACGACGAAAATGGCGACTTTATTGGCAGCAGCGTGGACACCGATCTTTCTGACCTGCTGGGCGAGGCTGGCGTGGAGGTGCGGGACGATGGCTGATTATCGTTGCCCATACGGATACGGCTGGTGCGAGGTTCCGTATAAGGATTGCCCACATTGGCAAGGCACGTTCTGCGAATTGGATGTGGAGGCAAGAGAAGATGGCTGAACTGAAACCGTGCCCGTTTTGCGGCGGAGAGGCAGCGTTTTTGGGCACAACCTGTACGATAAAGTGTAAACAGTGCAGAGGGGCGTTTATCGTCACAAGTCCTGTTATGACAAGGATGGAAACCGTGGCTGCGTGGAACAGGAGGGTAAATGATGACTGATTACATCAAGCGCACAGATGCGGTTAAAATCGCCGAAAAGTACGGGCTTGCGAACGGCTCTGTATTGGGACGGCATACCGGACTGGCGGATTGCATTGCAAGAGATATTTCGGATTTGCCCGCCGCCGAAGTTGCGGAGGTGGTGCGGTGTAAGGACCTGTCTCTTATACACATCTCCGAGCCCACGAGACTAGCGCTCATCTC